AAAGGGATGGGTTAACTACGGAGATCAAAACGATTTCCCACAATACCTGCGCGATTTGTCGCATGAATCACCTGTGCATGGTTCATTGGTGGTTGCTATCGGTGACATGATAGCTGGCAAGGGTATTCAATCGGAGCAATACCAAGCCGAATTAGACGCATTAAACATAGATTCTTTAACCTATGCATGTGCTCATGATTTAAAGTTGTTTGGTGGGTTTTATATCGAAGTCATTTGGAGTAATGACAGAACGGTTATATCCAAGCTAAACGCTATACCATTTGAAGAATGCCGCATCGCAGTGAATCAAGAAGACGATACTGAAATAGGAATCTTTCACAGCTACGATTGGACCAACACACGTAAGAAAAGAAACACTCCCGAATTCATACCGAAGTACAATTATTTGACACGTGAGCAAGAGCCACGTCAAATCTATTATTGCTTTACTTACACCGGTAGTGATGTTTACCCACGCCCTGATTACTGGAGCGCGATAAACTACATTGAATTAGATAAGCAGATATCTATATTCCACATCAACCAAATATCAAACGGTCTTTTCCCTTCAACTATTATCAACTTCTACAATGGTCAGGCAACACCTGAACAGAAGCAGCAGATGATGATGGATTGGGAAAACAAAATGAGTGGTGCTCGCAACGCTGGTAAGGTTGTAATGTTTTTCAATGAGCGCGATCAACCTAAGACCGAAATCACTCCGTTCCCTGTAAACGATGCAGATAAGCAGTATGCATTGATGAATGATACAGCGCAACAAAAGATTATCACTGCGCATCGTGTGACTACGCCACTGCTTTTCGGTATACGCGAGAATACAGGATTCGGTAGCAACAAAGATGAAATGGCTGTTGGTTTAGAGATATTCAACAAACAAGTGATTGAGCCATACCAAGCAAAGATTAATTACAGCTTAGAAGAATTGTTAAGCACTCAAATGCCCGGTGTAACGTTTGAAATCATACCAAACACACCACTTGCAGTTGAGCAGGCAGAAGCTGTCGTAGATGTAACAGGTGGAACTACTGCCGATGTAGCTGCTACTGCTTTGAATGGTGCGCAGATTAGTTCACTTGTCGACATTGTGATGCAAAGTGCTGCAGGTGCTGTGCCCGTTACCAGCGCAAAGGCAATCGTACAAGCTGCATTCCCAACATTGCCACCTGCTACTATTGATGCAATCTTTGCTGATGTTTTACCCGGCTCATTGCTGCCTACGGAAGTGATTCAATCTAGTGTTGAGTTAAAAAAAAAAGATGACAGCACAGCAGGCGATGCGCTGATAGCATTAGGTGAAGATGCTAGTGAGGATTGGATACTTATAGACAGTTACAACGCAGATGAAGAAATTGAGCATGAGTTTGCGGTGCGTACAGGTGCTGCTAGGCCAGCTGCAAAGAGTGAACAAGATGCTATTATTGATGGCAAATATTTTATTACTCGTTACGTTTACGCAGGTGACTTTAGGCATGATAATATGCGCCCATTCTGCAAGAAAATGATAGAAGCAGGCAAGCTTTACCGTAAAGAAGATATAGTTTCGATGGAGAATGTAGCAGTCAATCCCGGATGGGGACCTGAAGGTGCAAACACATACGACATTTGGTTCTATAAAGGCGGTGGAAACTGCAAGCATTTTTGGGAGAAGCGCGTATATGTAGATGCAAGCGGTGCAAAGATTAACCCCAATGACCCTGACGCAACACGTATAGCCGTAAGCATGGCTGAACGCATGGGGTATAAGGTCCGTAATGATAGACGTGTAGCAAAATTGCCTATTGACCAAGATAACAATGGCTTCCTATCAACCAATCCTATATACGGAGATAAATAAACAAAACTATGGCTGAAGTATTACTAATATCCGAAAACTACGTGAAGAAGTACACTACCATCAACGGTAGTTTAGATCCAAACCTTCTTTACCCATCAATCTATTTAGCACAGGACAAATGGCTACTTCCCTTTTTGGGAACTGACCTTTTGAATAAGATTAAAAACGATGTTGCTGCAGGTACAATAAGCGGTAACTACGAAACGTTGCTGGAAGATTACATTCAAAAGATGCTGCTATGGTGGGTTATGGTAGATGTTACACCTAACCTGTGCTATCGCATGGACAATGGCACGCTGGTACAACGTCAAAGTGAAGACACGGTGCCTGTTTCGGACTTAGTGATGAAAGATATGATTGACCGTGCACGCCAAAACGCGGAGCATTACACCACTTTGTTAGTCGATTACTTGTGTGCCAACAGCAGTTTGTTCCCTGAATATTCAACAGCGCAATGGCCTGACCGTTCACCACGTACAGACGTGACGAACACGCTCAACTATCAGTTTTCATCGGGCAATACAGCAACCAGCTTTCGCCCTACTTACTCACGTAACATCCTTAATCGTATACCATGAGTGATAAAAAAACACTGAAGCAAGAATACACTGAACGTTTACGCAAGTATGAACGTGAACTGTCACTTAAATTAAGAAGCAATGTCAACAAAGAAGCAGACAAAACCAAAAAGTGAACAGTCAAGTATTACTTACAAGTTGATTCGATACAACCTTCAGCTGTTCGATGGCTTGTGGTCAATACCGATAGCTTTTGCGCTGTTTATCATTGCAGGTACACTGAGTGCAGAATATTTTGGAGATGCTTTAATAAGCACCGAATACGTGCAATACATCGTGCTGGCTTCACTCATCATGGTGTTTGCTAACTTCGTTACGTTCTTGGGAATTCGTTTCAATTTTAGGGCGCTACAGCGTGCTGTGTACGATCGTGAAATCAACTATGAAATAAACACCTATCTTACCACATGGCAAAAAGTTGTTTTATATCTGTTGCTTTATGCATTCTATTTTGCTGCATTCCTGTTTATTGTACACATGCTGATGACGGCTACTGCGTAAGGGTAACCGCTTCATCATTTGTAGGCGTTAAAGAGAAGGGCGGTAACAACAAAGGTTTCAATGATGCTGCATTGCAGGTATTGATGAAGCAAGAAGGTTGGTTGCCAGGTTACGCATGGTGCTCCTTCTTTGTCATGGCTATGCTCAATGAGTGTGGCGTGCCTAATACAATCACGGGGTGGTCACCTACTGCGTACAACCAGCGCGATGTGATTTTTACCGATGGCAAATTCAAACAACCGTACAACGATAAGGATGTTCTAGTAATGACGTTAAGTTATTCCGAATTCAAGCGCAAAAGATTCAAGGGTATAGGGCACACTGGCATCGTGGACAGGATAGGCAAGTATTCGGTGCGCACCATTGAAGGCAACACGAACGAACAGGGCATGCGTGATTCACGTTCACGCGATGGAGTGTATTACAAGATTCGCCCACTAACTAAAAATCTACACATTACGCGATGGGGAAAAACACAAAGCTAGTTATCGCAGTGGCTGTTGCAATTCTTGCACTAGCCATAGTGTTCAGCGTGCGCACCTGCAACAAGCCCGTAACAAATCCAGCTATACAAAGGTTACAGGATATCAATGATTCACTCTACCAAATCATTGAAACCAACAACGCTAAAACGGACAGCCTATTCTTAAAAATTGACAGCCTGCAGATTCATCAGGACACCATTATTCAACGCCAACAAATCACTAACGAAATCTATCGCAATGAAACCTATAACATTCTTTCTGCTTCTCCTACTAACGCCACTAATCAGTTCCGCGCAACCCTCAAAAAATCGGACAGCCTACTTAAAGCAGGATTTTACACCCGAACTTACAACCTACGATCAGCAGCTTTTCAATCTGAACTTCAATAGCATGTTGTATTGGTATCGGACTGCGTACGAAATCGACAGTTTATATCAAATGGAACGGCTAAAGGTTACATATTACGCAAAGATTACAGGCATTCAGGCGACGAGTTATGAAACGCTGGCGGAAATCTATAAGAATAAGCAAAGCATTGAAAAGGCTATAAATGCGGAGAAAGATGCGGAGATTAACAAGCTTAAAAAAACAAATAGGCGGTTAATAATTACAAACACTGCGCTCACATTAGGTATCACAGGACTAGCTTTTTCTACTATATATTTTGCAATACTATAGCTATGGAATTCGAACTACGTGATTTGATTACTTTAATAGGTGCTAGTGTATCACTTGCATCACTTTATTTCGCTTTAAAGCGCAGCGTTGATAAGGTAGCCGGGCAGATGCGCAGCATTGAAACGTTCCACAAAAGAGAAATCGAAATGATTAATGATGCGATGAAGGAGCAGAAAACAGAATTGAATTCAAAGAATGCAAAGCTTGAAGGGAAGATTGATTCGATTCAATCACACATAGCGCAGATTAGCACATCACTTGCTGAACTGAACGGCTATTTGAAGGCTAAATAACAACTAATATGGATAAAATAGGTCGTGAAAAGTACCATCGTGAAATACATGATGGAACGGGATTCCTTTCTCATCGCGTTCGCGCAGTGATTGACAAGTACAATCTAGACATGACTGTAGATTCATTAGAAAAAACTTATCGTAGGTGGGTAGAAAAGATGGATGCAAAGGAGAAGAATCCTGTTAGTCCGCTGCACAAGTTAGACAATCACATCTACGATTTTCAAACGATGGCAAATGAGTTAGTGCCTGAATCTGCTAACCCACTTGACCTGCCACCATCACAGGAAGCCAACTATAAACCATTCAAGCTTCCGATAAATCACAACAATATACTTCTGCTATCAGATATACACGTGCCGTATCACAACATACAGGCACTAACGCTGGCATTAAAGTACGGACTTGACAATGATGTAAATACCATTCTGCTGAATGGTGACATCATAGACTTTTATGCTATTAGCCGTTTTGAAAAGGATCCACGTAAAAGAAACTTTGGGCATGAAGTCCTAATGACACGCCAGTTCTTAGGCACGCTACGCAAGCTGTTTCCGAATGCTGCTATTTATTACAAGTGTGGAAACCATGATGTGCGTTATGACCACTATATCATGCGCAATGCACCCGACCTTTTAGGTATGGATGAATTCAACTTTGAATCATTGATGCATTTGGATAAGTATAACATCACTTTTATTCCGGATAAACAGATTATTCATGCAGGCAAGCTAACTATTTTGCATGGGCATGAACTAGGCGCATCCGTATTCAGTCCTGTGAACATCGCACGTGGTCTATTCCTACGTGCAAAAGACAGTGCATTGTGTGGGCATCACCATCAAGCGAGCGAACACACAGAGCCAAACATCAACGGCAAGATTACTACGTGCTGGTCGGTAGCTTGTTTATGCGAACTGCATCCCGATTACATGCCCATCAATAAGCACCATCATGGATTTGCACATGTGAAAGTTTTAGATACAGGCGAATTTGAAGTAAGTAACTATCGCATTGTTAATGGTAAGATTAGATAATGAAAAAGCCCCTGACGTTTCAGGGGCTAGTCCAATCAATAAACAAAAACAAATTAGCAGAGTTACACACTAATAGCGCAAAGATAGCATGAAACGCAAGCAGCATCCAAAAGTCATTCAGCGAAAGTTAGGCAGAGAAAAGGCTGATGGATTGTACTGCGATAACGTGATTGAGATAGATCCAACGTTGCCACCTATGCGCTATATGATAGTTCTCATACATGAATATCTGCACCACATTCAACCAGAGTGGAGCGAAGAAAAGGTGGATGCTGAAGGCGAAGCACTGGGAAGGTTTCTTTGGAAGCAGGGCTATCGTAAAGTGTCACAATAATTCGAAGATTTGTGACATCAATGTAATTCCAATCCTTCAACTATTTCACACATTTCATCGTATAGTTCAGCAATCACTTCAGCTGTCATTCCATCGTAGTTATTCCACTTATCCTTTTTGCGCATCATGTTCATGATTTCGCTAAGTGCATCTTTATACCGGGCAGCGTTCAAAGTGTATTCGTATTCTACTGCTTCTTCAGGTAGATTAAATGTTAGTGTTGCTTTCATTTTGTGCTTTGTTTGGTTGTCCAGTTTCTCCATCAATGTAACCTTCGTTGTAGGCATTAAGTATATTTTCCATTTCCCACGTTTGCGCCTTCATCATAAAGGCATCCAGTTCTATCCATGTTATGTTTACAGATGGACCTTGAAACCTTTTGCGTAAGGCTTTGCTAAGTCTACGCATTGCCGTTTCTTTTTTCTCACTCATAGATATTTTATTTCTTTCGTTAGTGTATACAGTTCTTTATTGACTGATTTGATTTTGTGATTCAGGTTGTTTTTCACATAGGTTGTTTTAGCAGATACAAACATCTGCAGTAGGTTAGTTCGCTCTAGTCTCAGCTCGTCTATTGAGCGCATCTTCTTTGCTCCCATTCATTTTTAGTATTTCATTTTTGACATGGTAATAGTATGCTTTGACGCTGTAGTATTCGCCTGTTCCATCAAAGTCGTTTACGATGTCATCAGGTGCATTTGTCAATGCTTCGTCTACGCAATACAGCGCAGCGTTAATGGCACGCATGTGCATCAATGCTAAATCTCCATGCTGGTCACCAGCTTCGACTATATCAAAATAGTTCGAGTACAGTTGCCATGCCTTTTCTTTTGCTTTCATCTTTTAATTTATTGATTAGTTCTATAACTTGTTCTTTGTTGTAGTAGTGCTGCATTGAATTGCGCACATGGTCTTTGAGTTGGTCGGTCGTCATACTAATCTTCTGGAAATAAATTGCGGCAATATTCCACACCGTGATAGCGATCTATGCTAGCTTTTGTTTCTGTTATTTCAATGTGCCAAAACACACCAAGTTTAAAACCCATGTCGAAGGCTTGGATAATATCCTTGCGGCAATTGGTTTCGGCGTATTGTTTTAAATCATCCATCTGTTCTATGAATTGTTCAGGGGTTAATCTGCGTTCCGCATACTGTTTGAATAAGGCTCGAAAGCCTTCGTCAAAATATTGAACAGCTGTTTGTCTATGGTCTTTGCGTTGTTCTTTCATTGTTCACCTCCTTTGTATGTTTCGTTGTAGTATCTTTTACATGATTCTTCTACACTAGATTCCATTCTCTCATCTATTTCATCCCAACATCCTTGTATATATGCTTGTTCAATCTGCTCACGCTCCATTGGCAAGTACACCTCATCAATAATTTCAATAATATAAGGCATACATTGTTTGTAAGCATCTTTTACTTTAAGCAAGTCAACAAGTGCTTGCATTGCTGTTTGTTTACTCATAGTCCTAAAGTATTAAGGTATTCACGCCACATCGGTACACGCTCCTGAAGCTTTGCGATAGCATCTGCATCAAACTCTATTACCTTTTCGTGGATGCGTTCAGCGATGGGTATATCAAACGCCCATTCATCACGTGGCGTTTCAAGATTTGCATCCGGGTATTCACGAAGGAAACGTGGCATGTCGTATATCATGTTGCGTTCGATGCTCTTTGCCTTCTTTAAGAATACAGGGTCACCTTGTGGATCAATAAGATTAAGTCTACGCGATAGGCGGTACTTTTCATCGTTAATCATTTCGATAGGTGCGCTTACTAGCACGTAGCAGAACGTGGCACGTGGTGCACCTGTTAACCAGCAGTAGGCTTGACCTTGCCAGTAGTAGTCTTTGCTGATATCGTTGGTCTTTGCATCCATGAAGGTATGAATGTCCCAACTTGATTTGATATCAGGCACAGTGATTACTGCACCTGCTTCATCTTTAATAAGCAAATCGGGCGTGCCTTTGATAAAATCATTGGTAAACATTTCTTCGTTCTTGAATACGATTTCACCACGATGCCTGCGCCACATGTCGATAGCATCATTTTCAACAGCTAAACCTTTTTCAATGTACTTGTTACTGATTTCTTTGTACCTGTTGTACTTCTGCTGCACATAGACTTCAAGCAATGCGCTCTTAGTCGTTTCGCTTAAACCTGTTTTCGTTCTTGCATCGGTCATTAGCTTTCCCAGCTGCGATGCTCTAAATAGTGTGTTGTTCATGTTATATTGATTGATGTGGTAAAAATAGCAAATGGTTACAATCTGTAACCACCTGCTATCATTTTTAACATTTATTCGCTAATACCGTACTGCTCTTTCTTTGCGTTCAGTTCATCTGCGACTTCTGCTAATACTTCAGGACTGCATGCTTTGAAGATTTTGTGCAGCTGTGTTAGGTCGGTTGCCTGCTGGATTAGTTCGCGCACATACGCCACATCCTGTTCGTGCCCACGACCAAGCGCACCTTTCAATTTAAATGGCTTGTACGTATCTTTATTCACGCGATTAACGTCACGCCCGAATATTTTACCTAATGACAGTGCAGCGTTTTTCAGGCACTCTGCTTTGAGTTTACCGAATGCAAGGTCCATAGCATTCGCTTTTTTATTATCGGGGTTCAATGCCCATCTATTGCGTTCAGTACCGGTTACACCATCGGGCACTCGATCTACCATGATAATGACTGAAGCTGCACCTACTCTGCGTATTTCGTAACCGCTTATGGGATGTATCACTACCAGGTCAATCGATGCCTGAACTTCGTTAGCTAATACAGCCCATTTGAAATTCTCTGTTCGCCAATGTCCGAAGAATAATTCATCTAACGTGGTTTCAACGTGGCTAATGACCAGCGTGCGTGCTTTCTTATCCGGTGTGGATTCGATACCTGCTTGATCAGGTTCTGCATTGAGCATCTGCTGAAACTTCTGCAGGGCTTCTAAGTTGTCTTTGTGAAATGAGTTCATTGTGATTTAGGATTAGTACTTCATTAGGCAATCGTTTATTTCTTGGCAGTAGCTAAGGACTGCGTAAAGGATAACTGCTGCGATAATGTAGCGAAGAATTTTAGATGCTGTTTTCATATGTTTTGTTTTTAAGTTTAGATGCGCGTTGATGAGCCGCGCCCCTCATTATATTATTGATTATAGATATTAGCAACAAAGTAATTCATAACCTCATTGCGAAGTCTTGCCTGACTTTTAACCTTACCATTCTTAGTTCTTGTTCCAACTACTTGAATAATACTTAAACGCTGCATTGGTGTTAATTGTCCGAATGCAATTATTTGCTGTAGTGATTGTGAGATTGTCATTGTTTTGTGTTTTTGTTGTTGTTATTTGTTTGACAAATGTATGTAACTTTTTACACCACGCAATAGGTAGTATGCATTTTTAACAAATTTTAACAAACGTGTAATTGAGAATCAGCTACTTACGCCCACGAATAGCTGCCGTAGTTCGGGAAAAGTTCGAAATACATGCGCATCATGATAGCATCTGCGTAATCAGGTGACTTGCCATGCATCCGGGCTATTTCATCTTTACTGATTACGGCAAGTTTGCCATCGGCTTCGGGTTGCCTGCGGCGTATCATGTCCAGTTCCTGAACTATCACATCCCGGAACTGATTCACTTTAAAGATTACTTTGTTCTGTTCGATTAATTCTGCAAGCTTGAAATAGCACTCAGCCTTTTGGTTGGTGTATCTATCTGCTTGTTTAGCACGACCACCATTAAGAAAGCCACGACACTTCAGGCTATCTACCACACCACCACCTACACCGTCTTCATCACAGATTACATTGCTAAGTTTGATGCTATGCCTATCGCACAACTGGCGAATGGTTGAAACAACTGTTGTGATAGGTTGCTTGCGTAGTTCGTGTATCTCCATCAAATGCAATCCATGCCACACGCATATTACACTACGGTCTTTTCCAAGTCGTGCAATATCGGCACTGATATACTTTTCACCTTTGCTTTCTTCATCCCGGAAGCAGCGTACTAAATCATCGTATTGGTAAAGATTATCTACGCTCTCATCATACTCCCAATCTCCATCGAGCAGCCTTCGCCTATCTACTTC